CATGTGCCCAAAGTGCGACACCAACCTCGGCAAGGGCGGCTACTGCATCAAGTGCAAGGCGAAGGTAGCCGAGGATCAGTACAAGTGGGGGACCCGTAGGCGCCGGTACGGCTACCGGCGGTCTTCCATCAACCCGACCGAGCAGGGGCCTAGCGAGGCTATCAGCGCTAGCGACCTACCCGTCGTGTCGGAGGACGGCCTGGATGCGCAGATCGACCAGGTCATCGCGTCCATCGCGAGGGAGCTCGGCGAGGACAAGGATGTCACCGACCCCACGAAGAAGGATTATGCCGGCGACGTGGCCATGCCTCACTCGAACAAGGGCGAAGGCGTGCAGGGCACGCCGGCGGTCGGCGACGCCATGAAGACGGGCCAGACCGCGAAAGGCGTCCCCACGCTGGCCGAGACCGGGGATAAGGAAGGCGAGGCCAAGGCCGTCGCCTCCGAGGACAAGGACATCACCGATCCCACGAAGAAGCAGTTCGCCGGCGATGTGAAGATGCCGCACGCGAACACGGGTGAGGGCCCCGCGAAGCCTCAGGGCGGGGTGGTGGACCCGAAGGCGACGGAGATGAAACCCACCGACATCGGGAGCGGCGCCAAGACCGCCGGGTAACCATGCCGGAATCGCAGGCGGCGCCGCAGGTGAGGGTACAGTTCTCCCGGGAGGGGGAATATACGCAGGCGTCTAGCGACCCCGACGCCGTGGAGGCGAGCCAGAACCGCGGGCCTTACGTCGACGCGTTCAGAGCGGCGTTCACCGCCAGCGACGGGACGGTGGAGGGGGCGATCGCCTGGCTCGAACAGAACGCTCAGAAGCCGCCAGCCTCCATCGGCGACAGAGCCGCGGCCGACTGGCCGAAATACGCCAAATTCACCCGGGACTGGCTCCAGCGCATCCTGACGCAAGAGGCTGCTTATGAGAGGCGGGCCGCGGGCGAGGGGCTGGCGGCAACGCACGGCCAAAGGGCGGCGTCGTTAAAGGCGGCCGGTGACGCGGCCGCAAAGAGGGCGATCGAGAAGGGTATCGACGTGCAGGCGTTGCGCATGAAATCGCAGGTAGCCAAGCTGCCAGCTCTCCCCGCCGGTAAGGCTGGGCGCTACGCGCGGGCGGCTACCACCATCGGTCCGCAACCTAAAACGTCCGAATCCTTGCTTAAGCGTTGGTTGGAAAAGCAGAAGCCTGCGGAATCCGACACGTTCGGTCGGGCGCTGACCGATGCCCTCAAGGCACTACGTGTATAAATTCATATCATACATTGATGCCTTCCCGCCTGAGACCTGCGACATCATCGATCATCTGTGGTGGGCACGCTGTCGGCCCAGCGTATGAACGAGCATTGCGGACTTATTGATCTGATCGTGCAAGTACAGATGGGAGCTATCCTTGTGCAGTTGGCGCAGATGCAGATATGGTGTACCCAATTTACGTGCATATCATGAGCCAGGATTGTAACGCCACATCTGGCGCACAATTCATGGGACGTAGATTCGTCGTTATTGTGCGAGCCAAGAATTCCATGCTTCGCTTGGCGATCTGATAGCCCAGCGGATTCTGTAGGCTCTTGTGCCTTCTGTGTCGTGCTACCAGCGGTCGTATACATATAGACTATTACTAATGAGGCGATCAAGCCGCAAACGAGTGCGAGGATGAGGAGGGCTATGCCGACCATGTGTGGGTTCCTGACATTATATACTAGCAAAGATATGCGGGAGATTAGAGGCGATATGGGAGGTTGTCCTCATGCAAGCTTGGGGCCTGACCGATGCTGATATTCAGCGTATCGCGGCGTCCTTGGGCGAGTCGGCCGAGCCGACTGAGCAGGCCGAGCCGCGCCTGCATGGATTAGCGGCTAGGCAGGGCTTGAGACCCGAGGACGTGGATCCGGACCAGCTCGCGGCTGGCATTAAGGTGGAAATGGCCGAGCACACCGATGCCCGCGACCCCCGCAGTAGGGAGCTGGCTCAGCGCATCGCCATGGATCACTTAGCTGAGCATCCGCGATATTATGAGGCGCTCGCGGAGATGGAACGGCGCCTCGAGGCAGAAGAAGGGAAAGGTTGACCATGGCGCAAGTACACGTCGCGACGACGGTCATGGTGCCGATAGACAGCGCGGGCGGCGTCGTAGATAAGAAGACGGCCACCATAGCTGGCATGCTCAAGACCAGCAGCGAGATCCGTGTCAACGTGGCGGGCCACCCGACCGTCGCAGACTATCTGGCGCACGAGTATGCCGCCGGGTTTACGCTAAGGCATATGGATCAGACGTACATCATAACGGACGCCCCGTAGTTGGCCCGGCGAGTTAACGCGGTTTGGGAGGAAGGCCATGCCATTCGACAGGGATCAAATCACGGCGACGGGCGAGCTGCCCGGCGGCATGAAGCTTATCTCCGATATCATGCCTTTGGAAGTGATGGATGTGGTGCATGGCGTCATTTCCGAATCCAATGGCGTGAAGGGACTGCCGGTCACCCGCATAACAGGAATATTCCAAAGGTCCGACAAGAAGAACGCGAACGGCAGGGTCTATCCGCGGGAGGTACTGAAGGACGCAGTCCAAGCCATCCAGGACGACATCAAGAATCGGGGTGTGCTGGGCGAATGCGACCACCCCGTTGACGCCAAGATCCATATCGACAGGGTCTCGCACCTGATCACCAGGCTGTGGATGGAGGGTGACATCGTCTACGGGGAGGCGGAGGTCCTGCACAGGTTGCCGTGCGGGGACATGCTTAAGGGCTTGCTCGAGCACAAGGTACAGGTGGGTATCTCGTCGCGGGGCGTCGGCGACATGGAGGTCAAGGAGGACGAGAGCGGCGACAACACGTACGTCGTCCAGGAAGGATACCGCATCGTCACGTTCGACGCGGTCATGCAACCTTCAGTACCAGGCAGTCAATTGATGGTCATGGAGTCGCGCCAAAAGAGGGGCCTAGCTCGTAGGAAGCTTGAGGCGGAGTTACTAGCTGAGGTCCTGAAGAGGTTCCAGTAATAGATCCGTAGTCCACGCCTCATCGGGAAGGCCATAGGCTTGGAACTGCTGGGGACTGGATACGCTCTGGAGGGCGTGCCGTCCGGGAAGGATCGCTGTGCGCGCCGGTCGGAGCACACTGGCGCGCAGGCGGCAGCCGTGCGCGGGGCCATAGGCAGGAAGGCGGCCCGAGGCAAGATCGCGCGTTAGCTTACAGATCGCGCAAAGGCGATGGCCATTTGCCTGGCTTCCCGGTCGGTCTTGATCGGGATCTGCGGCAGATCGGCGTCGTTCGGCCCGATCGCCCACCCCGAAGCCGCGGATGGCCCTATGCGACCAGCCATACCACTTCCCATCCTCGCTCTTACCTATGGTGCACACGCAGTGTGTCGGGTCGGACTTCTCCGGCACGATGCGAAGTTCATCGCAGACTTTGCGCGCCATATCCAAATCGCCGATGTAGTCGCTGGATGGCGTGTAGGCGGCCGTCATCTCAATCGGGCGGAAGTCCGGGGGATCCTGGGCGCCGGCGCACCAGATCTCATGCCTGATCTCGTAGGGGCCGCGCTTGTCCACGGACAGGACCTGCACATCTATCTCCGTCAACAGGCACGCGCCGGCTGTCTGAAGGGCCTCGTTGAGGTGCGCTTCAAACGGGAATACCGGACCTCGCGTGATCATGGGATAGCTTTGAATCGAAAATATGATGTATTTCGCCAGAAACCGAGCAACTTGTGAGAGGGCAACATGAGGGTCCTCGAGCTGACTCAGGACGGCAAGAACGTGAAGCCCGGCGCGCCCCTGGCGGACGATGGGGAGGCCTATGAGGAGGCGGGGCAGCGGTTCTTCATGATCGCGGACCCGCGCGGCGCGTTCTCGTTCAGGGGCGGGAGGGTGTCCGTGTCGGCCGTATCTCCAGAGGGCCGCGTCAAGAAGCTAGCGGACCCGGACCTGACGACGGATCAGAAGGTGATCAACTTCTTCAAGTCGCGCGGCATGGTGGATTATCAGACAACCAAGGATGCCGCGGCCGGCCGGGCGGACGGCATGGGTAGCCATACCTTCCCGGAAGGCAGGGCCGAGCCGTTCGATCGGCGCTTGGATGAGGCCTTGAGAGCATGCTAGACCCAGAGCATTTTAAGCACGGCGTTACTTCCTGGCTCGAAGCGAATCCGGCTTTGGCCGATCAGGCTCGAAGCCAGTTCAATGACCCGGCCTGGCTGGACCAGCTGGTGGTCGCCGTATACCCCTGCCCCCCTTCGGGTAGGATCAAAGAGATTATTCGGGCCGTGGCGTTGGAGATACTGGGTTGCGCGCGGCCGGAGGTCAGGGCGGATGCCGCCTGTCGGGCTATGGAGTCCCGCATAGACGGCCGCCTGCGCCTGACCGAAGCCATCTATAACTCTCAGTTCACGGCACGGGACGTGGAGCGCGAGCTGGAGGACGCCGCGTTCGTGCGCGCCCGCAGCGCGGAAGCCCCTGGCGACGGCATATCCCTCATCAACTTCGAATCGCGGCCGCTGGGCCAGGCTGGCGACAGCCTCGCCGGTACGGTCTGGTACAAGCTGGAAGACTTCGAGCGGGACTTCCCGGACGCGTTCGAGGACATGTCGGCGGCGGTCAGGCGCGCTGTCGACAAGGTGCGGCATAAGGGAGCCTGGGAAAGCCCGGCTAAGATGGCGGTGGCTGTCCATCACCCTTACCTGCACAAGGATCTGTTCGCTGACCTTGCAAGGGCGCGGATCGCTTTCGGCGGGGCTTGGGCGGAGAACAACAGCGTACGGGCCATCATCAACGTGCAGTACCCCCTGATCGACATCCCGGACGTGGCGCCGTTACGCCCCACCACGAAATACGCCAAGTTGCAGATGGGCGAGGCCGTCCAGGAGGCGGTGGGCGATCCCCAATTCGCCGCCGTGGACATGGAGGGCCGCCTCGCCGCGGCTCGGGTCGACGCGGACGGGCGTAACGCGACCGCCGAGATCCATTTCAAGTCGCGCAAGCTAGCTCCGGAGGACGTCTTCGGCGCGCAGGAGTGGTCCACCCTCGCCGAGTTCGAGCTCGACTTCCCTGGCGCGTTCGACTTCCTGGTGGCCGCCGTCAAGGACGAGGCTGAGCGGCGCGGCAACGTGGATCTCAACGTGGACGGCGAGCCGTCCGGATTCGTGGCCGACCCGCGCCGCGGGGAGGTCAAGTTCGGCAATGCTTGGCTGTCCGAGGCCGAGAATTGCGCCTTCGTTTCCCTTAAGTTCGTGATGCCGGTATCCTTGAGGGAATGACGATGCAGAGCAAGCCGACCAGCGTCCAGCGCAGGGCGCACCTCGTCGAAGCCGTGGAGCCCATCGACAAGGTCGTGAAGGATCTCGCGGGGCCGGTTGCCAGGTTGCAGGCCGCCATCAAAGAATATAGGCGGCTTTATCCGGCGGCGCCTTTCGAGCAGTGGCAGCCGGCCGTCGCGAATCTGCCGCCGGCCATGCGCGACGCCATCAACTGGCCCGCGCTCTTCGACGCGGCGGTATAATTCCAGCAGGGGCGGCTGGCTCGCGCAAAAATAAGCTTATGATGCCTCGGATCTCCATCGAGGCTATCAGGTCTGAATTGGCCCACAGGAGGATGCGCGATGTCCAAGATCCACGAGATCGTCAAGCAGATCGGCGGCTCGGATGAACTGGCGACGCAGCTCGTCGGTGCCATCCAGGAGCACGTCGAAGCCGAGAAGGCGCGTCTGCAAGAGGAGTTCCAGGCGCGCGTCCAGAAAGCCAAGCAAATCTGCATGGAGGAAGTAGCGAAGGAGAAGCAGCGCCTCGCCAGGAAGGTCGAAATCTTTATCGAGAGCAAAGTGGCGTCTGTGGAGCGCGCCGCCGGCAAGACAAGGGCCGTTGAAGAGTCCGCTGCCGCCTCGAAGCTTCGCCAGGTCCAGCAAATCCTCGGCGAAAAGGGCGGCAATAGCGTCGAACTCGAGGCCCTGAACCGCAAGCTGGCCAAGCTCTCCGAGCAGGCCGGAGCGCTCGCGGAGGACCGGGACGCGGCCGTCGAGAAGGCCGCCCGGGCCAACGCGATCGCGACCCGTCTGTTGCGCCGCATCCAGGTTCTCGAAAGCAAGGAAGCCAAGCCCGCCGATCCGAAGCCCGGCGCTCCGTCGGCGGAGACGGTCGAGCAGGTTCGCGTCGAGAGTGAGACGCCCAAGACGACGATGGCGACGGCCTCGGCAGGGACGGCTGGCAATATGGCGGCCGCGCCCGTGTCCGAGCCGGCGGCCCCCGTCGAGGCGCTCTCGCCTGACAGAATCGCCGCGCAGATGGACCAGGTGGCGTGACAACAAGTCCAACAAGTCCAACAAGGAACAGCACAATGGCTCCCGTGATCACCGAGGAAGTCCGGCAGAACCGGCTCCTGGTCGAGGCTCAGAAGAGCGAGACCATGAAGCGGTGGCTGCCCGTCTTGAAGAAGTGCCCGGAGATCTCCTCGAAGCGGGCCAGCATCTTCGCGCAGATCCTGGAAAACCAGCAGCAGGCCTGGGCGCCCGGCAAGTCTCGGATGCTCTTCGAAGAGGCGACCACGACCAACAGCATCGCTGACTTCACCCGGTTCGCCCTCCCCCTGCTCCGCAAGAGCTACTCGCGGCTGATCGCCGACAACCTGGTCGGCGTGCAGCCGATGAGCCAGCCGGCGAGCCTGATCTTCTACATCAGGTATCGCTACGCGATGAACAAGGGCCAGACCCGCGCGGGCACGCAGATCATGCGGCAGAACACGTCGCAGCAGTTCGCCCGCCAGAACGGCTGGGCGTTGGATCCGTACTACAGCGCGCAGACCGTGAAGGGCGAGGACGCGGTGATCGCCCCCGGAGGCGCGGTCATCATGGCCACCCTGGCCCACCGGCCCGTCCTGGCCGGCACGGTGGTGGTCAACGTCTTCGCGGCCGACGCGGACTCCTGCGAAGACCCGACGCCCTGCCTGCAGGTCTCCTTCGACTCGAGCGGAAACCCGGACACGGTCCTGGTCGGCTCGGGCTCCAACTGCCCGACGGTGGTGGTCGACACCTCGTCGTCCGCCGCGACCTTCTTCGACCACTCCACGGGTCAGGTGCGGGTCGTCCTCTCCTCCGGCAACGTGGCCGGAATGATCGCCCGGGTCGACTACGAGTTCGATCTGGAGAACAACCCGTTCCAGCCGGCCCTCACGCTCTCGATCGACTCCGACTCGGTCTCGGCCGTCACCCGGAAGCTGAAGACGTCCTGGTCGCTGGAAGCCGCTCAGGACCTCAAGAGCGTGCACAACATCGACGCCGAGAGCACGCTGACGGACCTCATGGCGGATGAGATGGTCGCCGAGATCGACCGCGAGATCATCAACGACCTGATCATCGCCGCGGCCATCCGGGCCACCCACAACTTCGCCACGGCGGCCGGGGCTTCGGTCAACTTCACGGACCGGAACATCGCGCTGCTGTACAAGGTGCTGGAAGTCGCCAACATCATCCACAGGACGACCCTGCGCGGGCCGGCCAACTGGATGGTGACCAGCGCCGACATCGCGAGCAAGTTCGAGCAGCTGAACGACTTCCGGGGTTCGGACGCCCTGGCGGTCGACGGGATGGACATCGGGATCACCTCGGCCGGCACGATCCAGGGGAAGATCAAGCTCTACAAGGACCCGCTCTTCCCCAACTGCAAGATCCTGATGGGGTTCAAGGGCAACTCG